GTTGCCGCCATAGTTACGCAAATAGAGCGTGGCGACGTTTTTAAGCCTGCCGGGTCTCATGCACAGGCCGTGATTGCCAGCCCGTAATCGCAGCATTAGCGTCAGAGGCGGCTCGGTTCGCGTGGGAAAATAAATCCCGCTCTGGGTAGAAAAGCTTTTTGGTTAAGCCCGATGGCCCAAGTCGGGCATCGTCCAGAGCGGGAAGGTCTAAAAATCTTCTGTCGCCCAATCTTTCAACCAAAGCGCGGTTTCTACACCGGCTACGAACAATTAAATTTTGCATATAGTCAGATTGCTGTCAAATCAATTCACTGATGTTGGGTCTGATTCTGGTTTTAGGCTGCGGCGTCTAAATCCGCAATCGCAAACGCGACACGCCTGACCTCGTTCCTGATGTTTTCCTCCGTGGCGACGAAGCTCAATCGGATTTCAACGCCTTGGCGCACGCAGATCGTCACCGACGCTATCGGCGTGACCGTGACGGGCTTTTTACCGTGTGCTATCAACGCCCAGACGCGCGGGTGCATCACGCTCGCTCCGGTCAGACGCAGGCTTTTTGAAAGGGTTCTGCGGAATAGCGTTTGCAGCTTGCTAAATTCCGCGTCCATCAAGTTCGTGATTTTTTCCTTCCGACTGCTCACGCCAGCATATTCGGCGTTGGTGTCCGAATAGGCGCGGCAAATCCGGTCAATTTCTGGTTGGTTTATCAGGCTCATAATTTTAATTCGTTAATCAGGTTTTGGATCGCCCGAATCACCGCCAGGCATCGGGCTTCCGATTGGAGCGCGTTTGGACTCCTTTCGTGCTGCGGTGATGGCGGAGAGGAGTGGAATGTCTGGCCCACTAACAATCCTCATAAAGTTATCATCCTTGTCCAACCAATCCAACGCCTCAGCCTTCGCTTTGAGGGAGTCGCGTTCGGTGATGGTTCTTGCAAGTTGAGCAAGCAGGCTTTCCCGCTTCATCAACTCATTCCAGTTATTTTTACAATGCTCTAAATCATCGGCTTTGGTGATGAGTGGTTCAAGATTGTCAATCAATGTTGGATTTTTACAATCAATCCAAGTGCAAAGTAGATGATTGTCGTCGTTGACTATCAGCGTGTCATTTTTGCAGGACGGGCAACGGGTATAAATTCTTTGGCTCATATTCTTGGTGCGTATTGTTTTACTGCTGTTAAAAGGCTTCTTTCTAAGCTCCATCCACGCTTCAGCCTGTCACGAAGTTGAAATTTAGTCAGTCCGTATTGGTCTGCCCATTGTTGGGCTGATTTTGTTTCTCCTAAATAAGTCAATAGAACGCTACTGCGGCGGTTATTTGCCTGTTCCTTTGCGGTTTCCCATCTGACGTTTGACGGTTCGTAATCTCCATCGTTGTTGATGCGTCCTATTTGATGGCCTGCTGATGGCTTGCGGCCAACATCTTCCAAAAAGTCTTGAAAGCTGATAAGCCAGCGATGGCAAACTTTTATGCCTCTGCCTCCGTAGCCAGCATAATCAGCGTGCGTTGAACTTGTGCAGCGTCCAATGATTCCGCGCCAAGCATTAAATTCTGGCGATAACTTTCCGCGCCTCGCTTCGCCATGAAGTAGCTTGCGTCCTCTCGCCCTAGTCTCTGCGGAGGGTTGTGGTTGTGGGGTGGGGGTCATATTGATGGGTCGGTTAATATCCAGATTGCATAAGATAGAAATAAAATTCCGAAGCCTATTATGACATATCCAACAGCCTCAACAGGTATTAAAGTTGCAATAGTAAATCCTTGGACAATAACTAACCAAACGAAACAGAATCTCAATAGGTGTTTCATATCACTTAATCTTCTTTAGTTCGTCGATGGAGGAGAGGATGGAGTTAGCGGCCATTCTTGTTGCTGTTTTAGGGTCTGCAAAGATTGCACAGGTTTGTGCTTGATGCTCTACCTTCCCCGCCGCCCACTTCGCACCTTCGATGCGGCCTTGTTGGAGGGCGTCGAGTTGAATAGCTTTGATGTTCTCAACTGTGGCAATGCAAGTCATATCGCCATTATTGAATAATTCCGTTTTCCATTCTTCCGCTGTTTTCATGTTATTCCTTTGGTGGGTGGTTAGTCTCTGGTTTCTCACGGTCTGATTTCCACAAATCAATATACTCTTGCTTGACGATTTCGAGTGAACCGATGAGCGCATGAATCGATAAACCACCTTCAGCGACTTGACACTTCACATTGTTCCTTAACCAGTTTTCAAATTCTACGTTGGTCATATCTTCACCTTTCTCTTTGGTGTGGTGACTGGTTTCATATAAACTTTAGCTGGACAGGCTGGATTAGGGCATACTAATTCCGAATTGCCATATGATTCTAGTTCAAAGTAACATGATGAGCATTTCATAATTCTTTTCTCTGCTTTCTCATAGAAATCATTTTCAATTGGATTATTAGTTATAGGTTGATTGGTATTCATATCTTTATCCCACTCTCCTTTCTTTTGCGGTTTTTGTTTTGTTCCTGACGAGTCGCCCATTTGCAATTCAACGGCTCATAATTTCCATCATTGTCTTTTCGTTCGATGGTCATTCCTTCAGGCTTTTTACCCATGTCCGATAGGAACAGTTCAAAATCATTCCAGCGTTCGCAAATCTTAATACCGCGCCCACCGTAATTTTTATATGCTTCGTCTTTAGGTTGAAGGCATCTGCGTCGCATTGAAATCCAAGTCCTGTATTCTGTGGTGGTTGTTTTACCGCTTTTAATCGGTGAGGGATTTGGTGCGGTTGTATGCTCTCTAGTTATGCATCCGCAGCTTTGAATTGAACCGCGCTTCAAATGATAGGCCACGGCTATTTTATTTCCGCCGCAAGCACAGACACAGTTCCAATAGCATCTGCCGCCTTCGATTTTTTCTAGGCTTTTAACTATCAGCCTTCCGAAACTAAGCCCCGTTAGGTTTTCTCTTTTCATTGTCGCATTTTTGAAGTCCCCGTGCGCCGGTATGCGACAACTGTGGCGTAAGCCACGAAGTAGCCTTTCGGCCTTCGGCGCACGGGAAGATTGATTCAGGTTGTCGCATGAGAAAATCATAAATCAGGCTTTTTATTTGTCAAATTTAATTCCGGCTTCTTTTAATGCAGTGGCGCGTTGGGTGTAGGTGGCGGAAGTGCAAAATCTATCGCGGGAGTTTTCACAATTCTGCTCTGCCCACATATAAACTAGCTGCTCAAAGTAATCATCAAATTGCTGCTCTGCCATCTTCCCCTCAACCTCATGGGCGATGTAATCCCAAGAAGTAGGTAATACTTCAGTTAGGTTTTCTCTCCATCTGTAACTAATTGATGATTTTCCAGTGCGAGTGCCTGTAAGATTCCAAGTATCAATCCTCTCCCTCAACCGCTCCGCTAGGTAGGCTTGGGCTTCGGTGGGTGTTAGTGTGTTCATAAATCAAGGAATAACATCGAGCGCGTCTTCTTCCGCTTCTTCCAACGCCGCCGCCTGATCCGCCTCCATTGCCTTAATTCTAGGCTCGCCGCCGTTAATCTCGACCAGCTTTTTCCATCCGTCTTTCATTTGTTCCTCAAATGAGTCCAGCGCGGATTTTAATGCGTCCTGATATTTTTCATCACGCTTAATCACCAGATGCAGCGGCGGCATCTTTCGGCGATAGCTGAAAAAATGCCACGACTTGAATCCGGTCACATACATGGAAGCCTGGACTTGGGCGACGTATTGTGTCGGAAGCGTTCCTTCCAGTAAATATCCGACGTGCGTTTCGAGCCTCGGACATTTGATTTCAACGCCAACATCGTCGGCCAGCGCGTCCGGCGAGCATCCTGCGAATCCGTCGTCTGTCGTGATAAAGGCGACGTTCCGAATCTGAATTCCGGTGTGAATCGTGAAGGCTGGCTTGGCCTGTTCTTCCACCAAATTTCCTTGCTCCATATCAAAAGTTTGACCGCTTGGGAGTGGCGCACCGCTCCACTTTTCCGCCAGCTTTTTTGTGAGATAAGTCCAAACACCGTCACCTGTCCGAACCTTTCCAAATGGAGTAATCAGGGCATCCATCTCCGAGGCTGTGACGACGCCAGCGCGCGCCATCATCCACTGAAGCGAATTTTGCTCAAATCCGGTGTGAATTTTCATCGTCCGGCCTTTTCTTTCCTGCGGAGCATGGCGTCCAAATCGGCATATCTATTTGCAGGAATGTCCATAAAGTTCGCCGCGCCAGCGAACTTCAAAAACGCGGCATGGTCGCTATTGGTTTCATTGACACGACGCTCAAGCTCGAAAGCCTGCGCCTCGGTTACTTTTTCGTTCCGATTTCCTTCAAGTGAGGCATCGCCATCTTCATCCTGAAAAACATCCTGACGGACAACGATGTTCAACGCCTGCAAAAGCGAGTTGCGCTTGGCCGTGGTTGATGCTTTGCAATCGGCTTGAGTCTCGGAATCTGCCTTTCCACTGACACGAACGGCGTAGGTGTTGCGTTCCGCGTGGCCGGCGGCGTGGCGCAGGATGCAGGTCACATTTATTCTGCTTTCAACCGGCTCTTGCGTGAACG